ATCAAAGTCAACGTGGCACTTTCCGTCAGGTGCAACAATTTGGTTTACCTATCTTGACAAAGACAAAGACGTAACACGATTTCAGGGTCAGTCGTTTAACTGGATAGGCATAGATGAGATAACCCAATATCCCTCGCCTTACGTTTGGGATTATCTTCGTTCACGACTAAGAGCAACTGATCCTGAACTGCAAAGTCATCTGTACATGCGTTGTACAGCGAACCCCGGAGGAGTTGGTGGTTGGTGGGTCAAGAAGATGTACATCGATCCATCTGAACACAACTCGACTTTTCCTGCAGTGGATATCGAGACAGGCAGACCTTTCTTGTGGCCCAAAGGTCACGAAAAGGAAGGCGAGCCACTTTTCTATCGTAGGTTCATCCCTGCACGTTTGACCGACAATCCATACTTGTTGGCTGACGGACAATACGAAGCGATGTTAAGATCACTACCTGAAGTCGAGCGTAAGCGACTTCTTGAAGGTGACTGGGAAGTGACAGAGGGTGCAGCCTTTCCTGAATTTAGCAGGTCAAGGCACGTAGTTCCTAGTTTTGAATTGCCACCTAACTTTCCAAGAATACGTGCGGCAGACTACGGTTATGCAAGTCCGTCTTGTGTATTGTGGGGTGCAATAGACTGGGATAATAATATTTGGGTTTACAGAGAGTTATACGTAAAACAGTTGACAGCAGAGCAACTAGCCGATAGAATACTACAAGTAGAACAAGAAGATCCCACACCACACTACACCGTGCTTGACTCCTCGTGTTGGAACAAGACAGGGTTTGGCCCATCGATAGCAGAGACGATGATGAGATGTGGCGTACGTTGGATGCCATCAGACAGAAACAGACTGCAAGGTAAAATGGAAATACATCGTAGGCTTGCAGATGATCCACGAACAGACGAACCTAGACTACGAATATTTCCGAATTGTGTCAACCTTATCAAACAACTTTCAGGTATACCTCTTAGCAAAACAAATGCAGAGGATGTGGACACAAAGGCAGAAGATCACGCATACGATGCACTGCGATATATGTTAATGACAAGGATGACAGGATATGTGTCGATTCATAAAACGCTTGGTGGCATTAAGAATCAAGTCTATCAAATGCAAGACCAAACATTTGGATATTAATAAATGGCAGAGAAAATAAAACTAGATGAAAATTTGACTATCGGTCAGGTGTTTAATTTAACAGGTCGTGGTCAAAAAGGAACGCTGAAAAATAATATACAAAAAGCAGGCTTGTCTCTTGATGATAAATTTTCAGCAATGCGAGACAGTGAGTTTTTAACAAAATTAAACAATGTAGGAACAGAGGGAAATTTTACTGAACTTACATCTATTGAAAATGATTTACGTAAAAAATTTGAACTTGATGATGATTCAGGTAGATTTCCTTTTGGTGATAAAACAACATTTGGAGCAGGTAGTAAATCACGTTTGATGGATTTAGAAAAAGCAGATCAAGCACGTAAAGCTATAAAAGTTGAATTACCTTCTATAAAAGAAATAAATAGATCCATACACACTGCAACTCAAAGGTTAGTAGGTGAGGGAAATTATGAAGCTGCAGCTTTACTTCAAGTGAAGCATCATAGTGGTTTAAGAACAACCGACATAGTTAATCTTACAACAGGTAAACCTCAAGAGGGATCTAAGTATGGTACAGTTGTAAAGGGATCAGATACTCTCGTTCAAATAAGTAATAAGGGAGACAGAACAAACTTTAGGTTATCCTCTATGCCAATGGGAGTTCTTCAATATTTAGCAAAAATAAATGGACCTGATGACCCAGACAAATCTGTAAAGTTATTTAGAACAGGAAAAGCAACTCTTGAAAAACAAATAAACGAAGTTGTAAATGATGTTTTTAAACAAAATAATTTGATTATACGAGATCAAGACACAGGATCACCTAGAAAATTTACCGTTGGATTATTACGTAAAAATGTATTTAGTGCAATCGATGATGAGTTTGGTTCAGGAGTAGCTAACAGAGTATTAGGTCATGCCACCAAAGGTGACGTAGGATTAAATCACTACAAAGTAACAAGAACTTCACGAGCTAAACTTGATATTAACACTATGGCTGCTGAACAATTTAACAGCACATATTTAGCTGACATCGGACAGTCAAGTCCACAAAAAGTTATGAGTTCTTACAGGTTTTCAGAAGAGTTTTTTCCAGTAGAACCAGTCGCAAAACTAGCAACTCCAAGTCCTGTAGAAGAAGCAGCACAAAAGACAGGACTAGACTTAGAAACAAAGTCGGTTCAATTGGGTGCTAACGTGCAAAACGTTTTAAAAGATACTGACAAACAAATAGGAAGATTAGAAGGACAGCTAAGTAAATTACAAGGACTTCAAACTCAAGTAGATGATTTGAAGAAAGGTGGCAAACAAAAAAGTGCGTTTGAACCTCCGAGTTCTTCAGCAGATTTAAGCCAATCCATAAAAGATAAGCTAGGTAAGTTTGGTATTATCTTAGGGAAAATTACTGACAAAGGAACAAAAGCTCTAGCAGGAGCTATAGGAGTTGAAGCAGTAAGACAACTAGTTACAGAGCCTGCAGCCTTTGCAAAAGACGTAATAGTAGATACAGCACTAGAAAGAGCCGTGGGATTAGGTCCGGGTGCTGCTGTAGGTTTTGCTATGTCTCCAACGGAGATGGGCAAATCTACTTTAGATGATTCTCCAACAGGAGAATATACAACGATACCTCTTGAACAAAACGTCATGAAACCTGATGATATTGAAGAGGGATTTATAAACAAACAATAGTCAAGGAGATAATTATGGCTAATAAAACAACAGGCGACTACAACTACGGTGCAGCCTACATCATGGGTTCAGATAAAGTAACTATCGACAATCCAGAAGGTTCACAGCAGTTATATAGAGAAGGCATGGAATTTACAACTGAAGTAAATCAAGATGCTTTACAGGTAGACATGCCAAAGAAGCAAACAAAGCCAACTGTCGAAGCTTCACTATTCAATATGGCTGATGACAGAAACTACACTGGTGGATTTAATTAATATAACATAAGAGTGAATCATGGCTGACGAAAGTTTTCTTCAACCTGATGACGATACACCTGTATCTGTAAACAATCCAGACGAACAAATGCCCGGATTGGCAGGGTATGTCAAATCTAAGTTTGAAGACGCAGAAAATGGTAGACGTAATCACGAATTAAAATGGTTACAATCTTATAAAAACTTTAAAGGTATATATGACTCCACGACCCAGTATCGTGATTCAGAAAGATCCAGAGTATTTATAAAGATAACCAAAACTAAAGTTCTTGCAGCATACGGACAAATTGTTGATATACTTTTTAGCAACAAGAAGTTTCCGATGGTGGTTGAACCTACTCCTATGCCAGAGGGTATAGAAGAATTTGCTCACAAAACGACACCTCTTGATGAACCTCAACAAACAGATCCATATGGATTCAAAGGAGATGGAAGAGAGTTACCTCCGGGAGCATTGTCTGCTACAGAACCTCACAAACTTGGCACGTATGGTGAAGAGTTTCCAGATATGCTAACAGCAGGCCCTGCTAAATTAAGCGAACCTCAACTTAAACCTGCACAAAAGATGGCGTTGAATATGGAGAAATGTATCCACGATCAACTCACAGACAGTAATGCCGTCAACGTATTTCGCAAGGCAATATTTGAAGCATCTTTGTTAGGTACAGGAATAGTCAAAGGCCCACTTAATTTCTACAAGCGTGTCCACAACTGGGAAGTAGATCCTGACACTGGAGAAAAAGCCTACAGTCCGTACGAAAAAACTATGCCACGTATTGAATATGTATCCTTGTGGGATTTTCACCCTGATCCATCTGCAACAAGTATAGAAGATTGTGAGTATGTTATACAACGACATCGTATGAACAGACAACAACTTCGTGGTCTAATCAAACGACCATACTTTGACGCATCAGCTATTGAGGAGTGTCTTGCAAAAGGTCCTAACTACGAAGATAAATATTACGAAGACACTATTCGTGAAGACGACACTGAACCCTACTATCAAGAAAACAGATACGAAGTTCTTGAGTATTGGGGTGTAGTTGATAAAAAGTATGCAAATGAAGTTGGACTTGAAGGTGCAAATGAAATGTCAGAGTTTGATCAAGTTCAAGTTAACGTTTGGGTTTGTGGGGGTATGGTTATTAGATGTGTATTAAATCCATTTACACCTGCAAGAATACCATTCCAAGCTTTTCCATTTGAGATAGATCCATATCAAATATGGGGTGTTGGTGTTGCAGAAAACATGGAATACTCACAAAAGTTGATGAATGGACACTATCGTATGGCTATTGACAACTTAGCACTTGCAGGTAATCTTGTGTTTGACGTAGACGAGGCAAGCTTAGTTCCCGGACAAAACATGGATATATTCCCCGGTAAGATATTCAGACGACAGTCTGGTGTGACAGGAACTGCTATCAACGGATTAAAGTTTCCAAACACTGCACCAGAGAACATACAAATGTATCAAATATCACGACAACTTGCTGATGAAGATACAGGTATACCATCTATATTACACGGACAAACAGGTGTAACTGGCACTGGTAGAACTGCTGCAGGACTATCTATGTTGATGGGTTCGGCAGGACTGGCTATGAAAACAGTCATAAAGAATATAGACGATCATTTACTCAAACCACTAGGCGAGTCTTTGTTTCAGTGGAATATGCAGTTTAATGATGACTTAGGAGAGATCAAAGGGGATCTAGAAATAAAACCTCGTGGGGTTGCAGCAGTCATGCAAAAAGAAGTACGCACACAAAGACTGACTGCATTGCTTCAAACCGTATCTAACCCTATGCTTGCACCTTTTATAAAGATACCAAACTTGATAAGAGAACTTGCAATCGCACAAGATATTGATCCTGACACGTTAGTCAACGATGCAAACGAAGCACAACTGTACGCTGAAATGTTAAAAGGAATGATGGCTAATGTACAACAAGGAGCAGGCGAAAATGCTGTCGCCACTAATCAACAGCAAGGAATGGAACAACCTAGTGGAGTATCTCAACAACCTGAAGGAACTGACAATCAAGGGTCTGGTAACGGCACAATCGGAGTCGGAGCTACGCCAACTGCAGGGGAAACTGGCTTTACTGGAAATGCTCCTAGAGTTGAAGAATAATCACGGAAGAATAACTAAGAATGTCTGACATTTTTGATTTTGCTATAGACTTTGGTCTTACATATTTTGAACCTCCAACTAAAAAGAAACAGTTGAGTATGAAAGAATACAGGACTGGGTACGTTGATTATTACGATCAAACATTAGATCCTACATTAGGCACAGGAATAAGTTTGCCTAGAGGTGATGATGACGATGAAGAAGATAAAAAAGACAGCGTGAATATAAGTAAAATTGCAACAGGTATTTCTGACGAGACAGGAGAATCATCTGATGCAACTTCTTTTTCGCCTGATGATTTTTCATTTGCTAATGTGCATGATTTAAAAGGTGTTCCAACATACGGTCAAGCTTTAAGTAAAGCAGGATTTGATGACAAAACACCGTTTAATATCTTTAACACAGATGTTTATTTTGGAGGTGTACCTCGAACAAAAGAAGAAGCCAAAAAAGGATTTGAAAGATTATTTACAAAAGAAAAATTGGCATCCACAGCAGTTAAAACAGCAGGTAGATTTGCAGGATTAAATCCATTAATGACATCAGGTTTGATGGGTCTTGCCACAGGTAAAACGGTCAAAGATCCATTTGGTAATCCAAGCTTCAGACCTAACAGTTTTATATTTGGTGGTATTCATGACATAAACATGTCACTGCACTATGATAACGTTGCACAAATGCACGCAGCATTGGGTACGACAGGTCCTAAAGGTTTTGCAGGATATATTGGTGGACAACTCGTTACTAGAGGCCCCGGAAAATATAATTATAATGGAACTATCGGAAATTTGTCACAAGAAACTTTGAGCAGAATGGAAGCTCTAAGCAGAGGTTTTGTTCCAGACACTTACAGTTATAAAAACGAAACTGGAACGGCAGGAACACCTGCAGGAAATGGTGTGTATGACAGCAGAGGTAGATACCATGATATAAATGGGAGCTACAACATAGGAACACGAACAGCATCGACAAGTCTTGGTAAACAGTATGGTCTAACAACCACAAGAGTTGAGAAAATATTAGCAGATGTAAGAGCAGACAAGAAAAAAAATCTAATGATAGAAATAGCAAAGGAACAAGCTAAAAATTTTGAAGCAACACAGAAAGCACAACAAAAAGTCGTTGCAGATAGGATAAAAGAAACAGATACTAAAGTAACTGATATTCCAAGTGATTATGGAGTTACGTCTGATATATATTCAAGTGCAGGATTTGATACAGTTACTATAGATTTCAGTGGTGATGATGGAGATTACGATCCGGGAGACGATTCATTCGACATGGGATTCTCCACACGTTATGGTGGACAAGTTGGTGAAGGTATGCAAGCAGGTGGCCCTGCAGGTTTCATAGGCGGCCCACCAGAGAAGTATAGTGATCAAACAACTATAGCAGACGATATACCTCTTCAAGTTAGAGAGGGTTCTTTTGTTATAAATGCACCTGCTGTAGAGTATGCAGGATCAGATGATATCGCAGATATGTTGAGAAAAGCTTATCAAAAAGCAGGAGAAAGTATTGACAAATCTGGACAAAGGACTACAATACCAAGTAGAGAGCAAATTGATATAATGATCTCACGAGGTGAGGTTGTAGTTCCCCCAAAGATAGCAAAGATTATAGGTTACGATCGTTTAGAGAAGATAAACAATCGTGGTAAGAAAGAAGTAGCAAGACGAAAAAAAGCAGGCGACAGAGAGAGACCACAAGCTAGACAAGCTAATCAAGGTGGTTTCATAGAGAAAGCTGAAGGTGATAAAGTCACTGTATATAGAGGTGAGCCTTCAAAATTTCCTAAAAGAGCAGAACTGCTTCGAGATAAATACACTGGTTCTTGGTTTTCACCAAATAAAAATTTTACAAAGACATACGGTGAAGTTGCAAAGACTATGGAGCTTACTTTTGACGAATATAAAAAGGGTGCAAAAAAAGCTTTTTTAAAAAAGAATATATCAACACGAAGAATGGAAAACAGAGACGCTAAGTTACCTCCAGAGTTAACCAGAAGTCAAAGATCTAGAATATTTCAATCTTTAAAATATATAGATTTTATGGCTAATGAAGTTAAAAGAGGGAACAGAAGCACTAAAGCGTTTGTAGATTTTATGTATGAAGGAGTATTTCCAAAAGAAAAAGATAAAGCAACAATTATGTTGTTAGAGACTGCAAAAAGAAGTCCTAAAGCTTTTGGAAAGTTAGTAGTAGATAGTTTAGTTAAAAATGTCGTGTCAAAAGGTATACCCATTGTTGGATCAATAACAGGATTTGCTCCTACAGAAATGGGGGATGCCACTCTTAGTGGCAAAGAAGGATTTATTTACGATTATCGTACAATAAATTAAGATTAGTCAGCTACCCACATAAGTGGCCCTGACGAACCGAAGCAGCTACCCACAGCCAGTGGCACTGCAAGATGAGGTAAAAAACTATGGCAACAACAAAAGTAAAGGGCGTAAGAGCCAACAAACCAAACGATTCATTTGGAGTAACAAACAACACTAATCTTTATCGAAACAAATATCGTGAAGATGTTTACAAGGACGATGAAGAAACTGCAGAAGAAACTCAAGACCCCACAGAAGAAGTGGCTACTCAAGAGAAACAAAAACCTTCTGAAAATAGTTTTGTAGAAGCAAAGCAACAGCAAGAGGATCACGATTACAAAAAGCGTTATGATGACCTTAAAAAACATTATGATGCAAAACTCAATGAGTTTAAAGGTGAGCGTGAACAACTTATGTCAGAGCTTAATACATTTAAGCAACATGTACAAGAGTTACCTCGTGGTGCAGCGCCACCTAAAACACTTGAAGAACTTGAGGAGTTTAAAGAAAAATATCCTGATGTGTATCAAGTTGTTGAAACAGTGGCAGGTGTACAATCTGAAGCTAAAGTTGCAAAACTACGACAAGATTTAGAGTCGGTAAAACAGCGAGAGAAGAGTTTAGAAAAAGAAAAAGCTTTTGAAGAACTTCTCAGATTGCATCCTGATTTCGATGATCTTAAAACAAATGAAGAGTTTTTAGGGTGGCTCGATGATCAACCTAAACAAATTAGTGATGGTATATATAAAAATAATACTGACGCTAAATGGGCAGGTAAAATCATATCCCTCTACAAAGCAGAGATGGGAATCTCTAAAAAGAAACCTACTAAATCCAAAGACTCTGATGCCGCAGCATCCGTGATAAGGCAACAGCCTAAAGACGTTGCGACAAAAGATCAAACTAAAAAGATTTGGAAGGGTTCTGACATCGCCAGACTTAAACCGTGGGAGTTCGAAAAGGTAGAAGCCGAAATCGACTTAGCACGAC